CCGTTTGTTGATGGCCGCAACAATAATCGCCTCCGACAACCCCGCCTTCAAGATGTTTTCCGTTTCAAGATTGTGGCCGTCGTCGGTCATAAACAAATACTTGCAATGAGAATCACTCACCGAAACATATACCCACGGCTTGACAATTCCGACGTCCGAATACCCAAACATCGACAAAATCGATACCACCACCAAAGCGTAAACAACTGTTGATAGTTTCATGGTTCCTCCTATTGTCCGATTTGGACGGTGAATGTATTTGTTGATGTTCCAATAACGCATATCCACAATTCCCCAGGCATTTCGCTTGGCAAATCAGCCCCCAATATTTTTATGTCAAGATAATCTCCGTTTTCAAAATTGGATGGAAAAGTGTAAGTTCTATTAAAAGTAGGATCAAGGACTGTGATAAGTAATTGCGTCCCTGCAATTCCCCTATTCCCAATTCTAATATGAAGTCCTCCCGCAAAATCAAAATAACCACTAGTCCCATTCGTAAAAGATATACCTTGTAAAGATTGACTTCCATCACAGGTGATCTTTAATGCGTTCCCATACGGGGTTGATTCTACTGCCGCAACAACAGCTCCATTAACACCAGAATTTGTATCAAATCCAAAACCACCAGCAATAGTCGGAACAAGTGCCATGTTCGTGTCCACATCCACAAATCCGCCCATGTCAACTGCCGGTTCCGTGAACGTAAACAACCCGTCAAACCTAAACGCCCCATTGAGCGTAATCGTCCCCGCCCAAACAGCCAACGGAACAAAAAGAAAAAGAAACGGAATGAGCTTTTTCATCTAAGTCCTCCTCGTCATTTCAGTATTCGATCCAATTTTCTGTCCATTTTTTCCAGTTGCCTAACAAGATCCGCCTCAAACTGTTCCTGCCGGGCGCAGTGGACGGCAACGGTTTGTTCGTTTTTCGTCACGCGAACGTCGAGTGTGTTGACGCGGTCCGGAAGTTCTTTGACCTGATTGAGAAAAAACAGCGCGGATCCTATGAACGCCGCCACCGCAATCCAGTTGCTGAGGCGTTCCGAATTCAAAAATTTCCTACGATCAAATGGATGTTCGTGCGTCGTCATGTTTGCTTCCCCTCGATTTGATTTTGCCTTCGTTTAACCTGTTCTAAAATCCCTGAAAAAACCTGGGTCACTTGCTTGAGTCCGGTTGTTTGATCGGCGATGAGGTTCCGCGCCTGCTCGGTGGCCACGGCATTCTGGTAAACCTCCTCCGCCACCTGCTGGATCATGTCAGTTGCCCACTGCTCGTTGCAGTCGAAGACTTCCTCGACTTGCTTCTTGACCTTGTTGTTGACAAAGACGCCAACCCATTTGTTGCATCGTGGGCGCTCATGGGTTTCTGGATTCTCCCCCATCTTCGAAGTCCATCCCTCTACGCAAATCTCGCCCATCAGCGTGCAGAACATCGGCTTCTTTTTCTCATTGTGGTCGTGCATCATGGAGTCCCTCCTGGGCTCAGTTTTTCTGGCACGCTATGACATCGGCATATGCCAGCGTTGTATCCGCCAAGGCGGAACCGGTCGCGCCGCCGTGATTGTTGGAATCATAGCTTCCGTATTGATAGCTGGACGCATAAAGGCTTGAGAAAGTTTTTTTCATCCTGGGCTTGTTGATGTATGGCGCGGTGTCCACCATGACCGCGAACGACCCTGCGTACTCGTATAGGTAGGCGTAGTAAGCTTCCAGAACGCCAGCGTTCACCACGTCCGTCGTTAAGATATTGTGCGTGTGTGAATTTATGTAGTGCCGATGGGACGAGGAGGATATGACATGCGTGTGCGCCAGGGAAAATACGGAACTAATCCCGGTCACACCTCCGACAGTTCCCCCTCCGGCACCTGAAATGATTCTCAATATTTTATCGTTGTGACTCGTGAGCTTGGTCCAGTTCAGTGGGGCGGCGGCCTGGTAGAAGAACGTAATTGACGCGGCAGGCATTTGCTGGCTGTGGATGTTTTCATCGTTCTGCGCCAGCGTTTCGAGATCTTGCCATGCCAGTAGATGGTCGTCGGAAAAGAAGGACGTCATATCAGTATACCCATCATTATAGGCCTGTTTCATTGCAATTATGGCGTTGGCGTACGCCAGAGTTGTGTTCGAAAGTTCGGATGCTGTTCCGTGTGTGTGGGTTGCTCCCCTGTCGTCGTTTGCGGTTGATCCTTCTCCGTCGGTTGCGGTCTGGCTCCTTACGCAAGCCGCCGAAACTACCGAACCGTCGAGACGCTTAATATCGCCTGAACCGTCTATGCCGAAGTAGTTCTGGATGGTAAATGATACGTCCGTTAAAGCCTCCCCTTCATCGGATATCACGTGTACATGGTTGGGGACGGTGTGAGCGTGCGCGGCCACGGGAGTAACAGTGTGAGAACTATGCGCTAATGAAATTGTGGAGCTTATTGCCGAAGAACCACCCGAGGTTCCTCCCATCACCGGAACCAGACGAAGTGCCCTATCGTTCATCCAGTTAGTTTTTAGCCATCCGACTGGCGCAGTCTCCTGGAAGAAGTACAACACCGCGCCCTGTGGCATCAGTCGGACTTTTGCGTGCGCGTCATTGTCGGCAAACTGATCGAAAGGCACTGTATCGATGTCAAGCCCATAACTAAAGTATGCGGTCAGATCCGTGTAGCCGGCAGTTGTGTCCTTTGAACATAGAATCACGTCCACGTAGGCAAGAGTTATGTCGGTGAGTTTTGATCCGGTCGTCCCGTGGTCGTGCGCTCCGCCCGCGCCCGTGGTGGGATCTGTTGATTCTGTCCAAGGGGAGGCGGCGTCATGGGGTGTAGTCCCCCTTTTCGCCTGTATCAGAAATGCTCCCCATAATACCGTGTAACAAGAAGACGCGTGCCCTGGTAGTCCGCCCTGGACATCCGCACCGGTGTCCCAATTGTGGCGATGGGGTTGGGTGTGCGTGTGGTTTGCGACGGCGGTCATTCCGTGGGTGTGCGCAAGAGTGATGGCGTTTTCGATCAACTGGGCACCACCGCCGGTCACGCCTCCGCTTCCGCTGACCAGTCGGAGGGTTCGCCCCATCAATCCTGCGTCCGTCACCTTCGTCCAGCCAATCGGAGACGCGTCAAAGAAAAGAGTCTTGCACCCATCCTCCCAATCGTCGTTCTTGAGATGGGCGTCGTTTTCCGCAAGCGTGTCAAGTTCCGCCCAAAACACGGCTCGCTTGTAGACGAAGTGCCCTCTCATGTCGGTGTAATCAGCCATTGTTTTTCCTCAATACATTTTGTAACTTCGGCCGAGATAACAAAAAAGTTTGTCGTCAACCGTCGCGGTTCCCCAGGTCGACGCCTGCGGTGCGCGCCCGTCACCTTCGTCGGCCCGACTTCCGAGGTATCCGTAAATCGTGTCCATACTCACATCGCGCCGCGCCGTAATTTCAACTGACAGAGGATTGGAATCAATCGTCTTTGAGATCTTGCTGATTTCCGCCGCCGCTGATGCGATACCGTATTTCGTGTCGGTGATGTAAACCTTATCCCCGATCTCGCTCAAGATCCCGTCCGAACCAGTCACAAATTCGATCACCAGAGGAGGCTCGGAATATCTGGATAGAAGTCTAGTTGTGAAATCCTCCACGTGCGTCCCGCCAGACATGTACCAACGGGTCATGTATTCTTGGGAAAGCTTGTCGTATTTAAGGATCGACGCCGCGTCCTTTTCAACGTGCCAACCATCATAAATTATTTCATCACCCGTGAACTGCCAAGTCTGGGTTTTCTTGTAGGCCACGCGAACGTAGTTGATTATCTCGTTGACCGTTCTCGTGTACCCGAGCTGAGTTATTTTCATGTCGTCCGAGAAGGATCGCGCGGTACCGTCAATCGATGGCGCCCACGTTTTAAGAATGATCTTACCGTCTGCATTCGTGAAGATTGATCCAAGGAAAAGGAGGAGGAGACTTTCGAGAACGTCCTGGGCCGGTTCGCTAAAGTCAACGTATCCGGTCAGAATGAATTCATCAATCTGGTCAACCGCCAGGATGAAGGATTCATAATCGATGTCGACGTTGTTCGTGTCCTGGGTGTGGTCAAGATTGAGAACGCTGTCGGCCCAGACTTCCTGGGTATCGGTATCGTAATTGTAACCGGTCAGGACTGACCAGATAATCTTGGCGGGGTTTTCCTGTGTCCATTCTGGATGCTTGAATGACTGGAAAGTGAAAACGTCGCTCGCCGCCCAAGGAGTAGTGCCGGCAGAGACGGTGAACTTGATTCCTTTTCCTGAAGAAGAAAACTCAGTGCCACTGGTGGCAGTTCCCGCGCTCCCCGAAACCGAACCAACAACCGAAAACTGTGCGACGCCGTCCGCGCCCGGAGTTGTGCAAGTCAACGTCCAGGTTTCGTTGACCGTGGAAAAGGGCTTTGTGTTGATGGCTGAGCAGACCCCATCGCCAACGTTGCCGACTCCAGGGGTTGGAATTTCCTCTTCACATCGAAGGTGAAGGCTCTCGTCAATGACTCTATGGATCAGGTCACGGCATCGGAGCGTGACTTTCGATTCGTCCCCGTGGACAGTCAGTTCGTCGATGTACCCAAGGCACATCTGTTTTATCGCGGACTCTCCAGTCTCAAGAACAAACCCGACGGAAACGCGTATGGTTGAGAAGTGATACTGGATCCCGTAGAAAAGCGAACCCGCCTTGTATTCAGAGAAGTAGTCGTTGTGATTGAAAAGAGTTATGTCAAAGTCCCCCGCTTGGATTTCGTCTGGGGCGCGTTCCTTCTCTCGACTGATATTCCCGCCGGAGTCGTAATAGTCCGTGATGTCGGTCACCGTTCCGTTCATATCAATATGCTCAATCTTGATGAAAGGGTTCGTGTCCCGTTTCTTTCCCATCTCGTACAGGAAAGCGGAGTCGAGGTCTCCGCCAGTCCCGTAGAGTTCTGGGCCGTATAATGGTGGGCCGTACTCAGGCATTTTATTTTATGATCCTTATTTCCATATGTTTAAATACGCAGACCATTCTGTATTTCCTAGGCCATTCCTGACTTCAAATCCATGGCACTCATAGATCGTATCGCCTTTATTTACCCAAGTATGAGTTGAGTAAGTCATGGGATCGTAGGAATCGTCGGTTCCACTAACGTTACTGACCAGAGTCCCATTCATATATATATGACTCCAAAAATTAACCAGATCTCCACTGCCTGACGTTTTATTGAATGGCGTGTCATACTGAAAGCCGTAGTATCCTGATTTGTTAAATGTCACTGAACCACCATTAATTGTGTAAAGATCAGAACATTTAGTTGAGCACGTAAGTGCAAAACTCTCACTGACACCAGATACGTAGTCTGTGTAGGTAATGGAGTCATTTCCAAAAAAATCAAAACTCTCCATAAAATAAAGCGCACTTGTAAATTCAAGAGTCGAGACATGGATGAAATTGAATGTAGAACTCGAAGGTACTGCAGTCAAATACGTCGCCGCCGCCGAGGACTTTGTCAGATACGTCGCCGTTGCGGAGGAGTTCTGTAGGTAAGTCAGCGTCGCCGACGACTGGGTTAGATACGTCGAAGGAATTGCAGAAACATCAACCCCGTCAACCGTACCCGAAACGACAATATCTCCTTGGACGTCGAGCTCTCCAGCGGTGACGGTTCCAGTTGAAGTCACGTTTCCATTAAAGGTGGACGCGCCAGTAGTTGTGAAGGTTCCTATGGTAACAGTCCCAGTTGAAGTGACATTCCCGTTGAAGGTCGTCGAGGATTCGAAAGTCCAAATCCCGGTTATGTCGTAATCCCCTGCAGCATCAAATGTTCCGCTCGACAATACAAGGCCGTCGATCCGAGCGTCAATGCCTCCCGTTGACACAGCAATCGAATCGACTTGAGCTTGAGACGCTCCCGCCGTATTCTGAAAAGTATTGTCTTGAAAACGAATTCCATAATTGCCTGAGGTCGTGGAAATTATAACTGTCGAATTAGTTATGGTGAACGAGGTCCCCGTTCCCGTCCCTACAAAACCATTAGCAGTAAGTGTTCCTGTTGATGTCGCATTTCCGTTTATAGTAAGCGTCCCTGTCAGTGTTGTTGCTGGCGCAGTAAAAAGAGATCCTGTAAAACCGAGGGTAGCGTCCGTGTCGAGGTTTCCACTTCCGTCAGTGTAGAGAACGGCGTTATTGTCCGCGCCGGTGACGTCCATACCAATCGCCCCGAGCGGAACCTGGGGAGACCACACAGCGTCCCCGTCTGCGTCGGAAGTCATAAGGTAACCGAGACTCGCGCCATTTGTCACCTTAAGGGTGTTGACCGTTGCAAGTCCCGAGGTTGTCAAGGTCGCCGCAGAAATTCCGTATGTGGCAGTCGCATTCGCGAACGTCGGAGAATCCGTCGTCCGAACAGCTTGATCCATCGGGTAACTTTCATTGGCGCCATTCCCCGTATTGATTGTCGCGCCCTCGATGACGCCGGTGAACGTTGCGGATGCGCCATTGACCGAGGTCCCCGCTGTGACTGCACCTGTCAGATTGATCCCCCCGCCAACATCGAGCGCATACGCGGGCGAAGCGTTGTTGATCCCGACGAACGACGTTGCAGTGCTCAAATGCAAGAGGCTTCCAGTCAGAAAATAGTTTTCCAACCCAATCACCTCATCCTTCAAGACATTGTGGTGCGCCGCCACGATCGAGTGGTAAATGACAAGACCGGCTGTATGGGACGCCGCCGCAGTCCCGTCCGAACCACGGGAACACCCTGTAAAAGTGGTCGAAGTTTTTCCCGTGTATTTGATCACCTCATTCCCGATGATCATGTAGCCGACGGATGGGAAGTTCGTCGTTGCCGCCGCGGTGATTATCGGAGTGGAAATACTGATCGTGACGGAGAGCGTCGTGTAGCAATTGTTAACCGCAACGTAAAGGTTTGAATCTGTGCTGACGGACGCCGGAAAATTAGTTGCCAGCGCCACGCCAAAAAGTGCAAGACCAATAATTCCACCAACAAGTATTTTCTTCATTTTCAAACCTCCTCAAGTTCGACCGTTCCGGTCAACAAATCTTCTCGCCCCGCCGCCAGCATCGTCAGAGCGGGATCCTCCACCACCTGCACCTTCCAAATTCGCGTGACATGATCACGTCCGTTGTCCGTGTTTGCCACGAGGAAAAATGTTTTGATCTCCGTATGGAACCGGCAAAGTTCACGAAACTGCTCGTGATTCATGAAACCGTCCTCTGGAAATTCGAGGGAGATGGACGCCTTCGTCGTCAAATACTCGCTCAAAAGTTCGCCTTGACGGTTTCGCTCTTTCACCCTATTAATCGAACGTTCAACAATCGTATGCCTCGGAGCCACGCCGAAAACGTATGCGTCTGTTTGATCATCCGGGTCCACAAGCGCCCATCCGCCTTGCGCGGGCGTGTAGCCGGCCGTCAAGTCGGAGTTGAGCCAGTAGGATCCTGCCTCGCTCCAGTGCGACCAGGTCGTCCCGGAGTCCGTAGAGGAGCGCCATCTCCAATACCGTTTTGAGTCGTCCGCGCCAGAGTCCGTGAAGGAGTGGGTGGAATTTGCCAGCGCATTGCTGGATTCCAAAGCCGTTCTGAAATCCGGATAGACGCTCACCTGAATGGAGTAGAGGTTGGCGCCGACCACGTTATCCCAGTCCAAGACGATCGAGGTGGTGTGGAAAATCGCCGCGTTTTCTGCCATTTAATTGCTCCTCCCTCTGCGCCGGGTGAAAGGTCCCTTTGAATTGTAGTCGGTGAACCGACGGATTTCCGGGACAAGGGTCTCCCGTACGAGCTTCTGCATCTTCGACGGACTTCCCTCAATGAACTGGCCGGATATCTGGACGGTGATGTTCGTCCCGCCGCCCATTGCGCCGGCCATTTCTCTTTTGGCGCGGGGGTCGTTGAGCGGGATGACCGCCTCCGCGCTCCCGCCCTCGCCGATGGTCGCGGTGACCCCGCCATCCTGAGGCATGACAACACCGCCCCTCGCAAGCTTCACTCCTACGATTTTCGCCACGTTCGCCATGCCCGCCGCGTAGACCGCCGCCGCCATCACAGCATTTGCAGGCGGCCAGGGCGTTGCGTTCAATGCCTTTGTCGCCGCCGCCAGGGTATCCATCGTCGCCATGCTGATCGCCGCCGCCTTCCCTATCGCCGCCAGTTCTTTGTTTTTCACCGACGACAACGTCGAAATCTGACCAAGAACGGTCTGTAAATTTTGCATCCTCAACTGATTCTGGCGGGTGAGTTCAGTGTTCTGTTCCACGCCCATCTTGACCGTCGCGTCTTTGAGGGTGGTTTCCTTAAGTAGGCGGGCGTCGTCAAATTTGCCTTGGTTTTCTAAGCGGGTAACTTGATCCAGAAGCTCCTTCTGTGCTGACACGTCAAGAAAGTTATTCAGGATCGACGACTGCGCCGCCGTGAACTTTGTCTGGAGAACAACCATCATGTCATTGCGGGTCGTATATTTTGCCAACATGTCCACTGTTTGTTTGTCAGTGTCTGCGGATTCCTTTGCCAATTTCTTTTTTCGTTCGTTCTCCTCCTCTTGATCCATCCGTTCCTTGAGGCGGTTTCGCACTTTATAATTGTTGACCGAATTATCTATAACTTTTTCTTCCTGACGACCCCACTGATTGAGTTTCGCTATCTGCTTATCGATGGCTCCGTTGACTTTTAACATTGCCGCTTCAACATTGATTCCGAAAAGTTTGAATATAGGGAAAAGAACACCGAACGCGTCGCCAATTACGGTAACCGATTTACTCAATTCCAACGCCGCCATTCCAAGATTTCTGAAAGACCCCTTAACGCCGTCAATCACCTGGACGAGGACAAGTAGTCTCTGAATGTAAAAATTAAAGACGGGCATGAGGAGTTCGCCGATCGTCTCTTTGAGTTCGTCGAATTGGTTTGAGAGTGCGGCAATTTTTCCTATGGACGTTTCCATTTTAGCCGCTTCTGATCCCCCAAAACGACTGTTGACCGCCTTGATTGCTTCCGAAAACATCAGCGCTTTTGGTGTTCCATCAGCCAGGAGGTTCCCGATCCCTCTGATCGTCGGGTTTTCACCCATCGCCGCCTTACCCATTGCAAGAACTGCGATTCTAAGATCGACCCCGACTCCGGCGGACAAGTCCATTGCCGCTTGCAGAGCTTTCTTCATCTCGTCGCCCGTCAACCCGAATGTCGTTAGGAGGGACATCATCTCAAGAGAAGTTTCATGTGAATACGTTGTTGTTTTCATCAAGCTCATTGCGTATTCCTGGAGATCCTTGGAGGTGTTTGTTACCTCACTGCCAGCATTTCGTAGGGCAACTTCAAGTCGTCCTATTGCCAGTTGTTCCTCGCCGAAGGCTTTGATGCAGTCCATCCCGTAGCGGGCAACCTCCCCCCCGAACCCCTGGACGGCAGCAGAAATGAGGTTGCCCATGGCAACAGTCCCAGTTCCAAAACCGCCTATCTTGGTATTGGCCTCGTCAAGGCCTTTCTTGAGATCGGTCAGATCCGCCTTGATTGAGACTAAAAGTTCCCCAACGTCAAGAGCCATTTTCCCTCCGCTTAACTTTCCCTTGCCTAACCGGTATCCCGGATCCTTGCAAGGTGTCCAAACTTTCTTTCTTTACATTGCTATAGTAGAAACGTTGCCCCTCTAAAACACTGGGCGGAGGAAGCTGGTTGATCAACTTCAGAAGCGCCTTGATCTGCGGCCACGTTCTTTCGTTGACTTGCTCCACTGTCCAGCCATACGCAACTCCGAAGGTGTGGTAAATTAGACCTTCGCCACCGGGACCTGACTCTCCATCTGGCCCCGGAGATGGACTAAAAAATCGGTCACGTCGTTGATCCGCGCCGCGTCCATAATGACTTTTCGCGCCATCGGAACATCGAAGTTCTCGTCGATCCACTCCTTCGTTAATCCCTGGTTTGGAAAAAGAATCGGAGCAATCTCAACAAACTTGCCCGCGATGATTGGCGGGAGAGTTTGAACAAAAGCCACAGGGTCTTTAGGGCCCGCTTGCATTAAACTAGCCCCCGCACTCTCGACAACCTGCAAGGCTTTCTTCAACTGGCCCAAAGTCAAGGGCTTCATCATCAGAATCTTGTCTCCAACCACGTACGACAATGTTCTATCTTCGAATGCTTCAGACATTTGATTCCTCCTTGAGAGCTGAATGCTTCTCAAAAAATCGCACCCGATTTTCCTGCATCTCCTCGGTGTGCTTTTTGTCCACACGAAACCCTCTGTGGAAATGGTGGACGTGAACACGTCGGTCAACGCCCAACAACCATCCCAACTTCGAGAGTCGAATGGAAAAATCTTGATCCTCGTAACCCCCACCGCTGAACTGTTCATCGAACCCATCTGCATTTTCAAACGCCTCCCTCCGGATCAGCATACAGAATCCAGAAAGACGTTCGACTTTTTTGACCATGGATTCTTTTCGCCCGACTTCCTGCTCAGGTATTGCTACGTTGCTGATCGGGCCGACAGCCCCGTAGTTATCCGATTGAATTGCCTCCAACAAACGAGTCAGCCAGTCAGGTTCCACAACCGTGTCCGCATTGAGAATCAGCCCGTACCGAATGTTGGGAAATCGGAATGCATTCCGAAGTCCGAGGTTTACTTGCGCCGCAAAATTGAACGGCTCATCGTATCGAACAACTTCGAACGGATGATTCTGGGAAAGAGAACGGAGTTGTTTTTTCGTTCGAAGCCCAGACAGATTATCCACCACCGTCAAAGTGTATGGTGGGAAGGTGAAATTCAACACACTGTAAAGGCACAGTTTGAAGAACTTCATTCCATCCCGCATCGGGATCACAATCCCGACAGAATTGAGCGGGGGGTCTGCTCTAAAGGGACTGGTAGAATGCGGCCAGCCGTTGTCCGACAGCTCTATCACTCCACACCTCCATCATGAATTTACGGGAAATTTCCCCAATACTACGCCGATGTGCCTCGCTACCTAATAACCCAATCAATCGAGTTTCCAACTCTGATTCGTTCGTTGCAATCACCCACGGGATTTTTCCTAACTCCACTCCAAAGAATTTCATTATGGCGTCCAGCGTATATTTGGATAGTCCGGCAATCGTCGGCTTGCCCATCGACAACCCCTCAAGGCTGGAGAGTCCGTAGTAGCCCTGCATGTGATCGAAGACGACGTGGGCGTTTCGCTTGTGACGAATGGCTTGCTCGTGGTCAACGCCCTGGATGTTCATGAGAAAACTGTTCGTCTCCCCGCCGATCCGCTTCATGATGCTCTGAATCTCGTTGACATTTTTGAGAAGCGCGTGCGTAGGCATGTGGCAGACACAGAGTCGTTCGCTCCCGTCCGCCATCATGAGCGGGCGGTCGCTCGCGCGGGGGAGGTATCGGACGTCGTTGATCGGGACGCAGTTCGGAAAGTAGGAGACCTCCGAATATTCTGGCTGATACATCTCTTCCAAGTCCGGCGTGGAGCATAGAACCTTGACACCCAACCTCTTGTAGTGCGCCGCGTTCTCCTTGACGTTGTTCCGCTCGAAGGGATGGCCGTGAATGTGGCAGACCAGCTTCTTGGACGGGTAGGCCTTGAGGGTGTCGGCGACAATGAACTTGCGGAAGGTTCCCCGCTTCTCCATGTTGACGGGAATTTCGAAGTCCTCGTGGACTTTATGGAGGTGAATGACATCGGCCTCGCGGAGCAGAGCCTCGATCTCGTCCCCACCGTCGTAAATTCCGCCAATGTCCGTCGGAAAATTGAATGCGTTCGGAACGGTAGTGATGAGCCGCGCCCTGTGAGGCGTGTGATAATTGATTGCGTTGACGAAGTTTAGAACGGAACCCGCAGGATCCGTCGTTGTGATGTGAAGTATTTTCATTGTTCTCTCCTTTGGAGGATTTTAGGGAGGTGCAATACAACTGACTCTCCCTCTTGAATTTGTCGACCGCAGTGCTCCAGCAAAGCGTCTTCGAATTTCTGGGTATAAAACCCTGCCGCCCCGAGGATTCCGCCTTCGGAACAGTCCGTGAAAGAAACGTTGACAAAAGAACCGACAAGTTCAAAAAGTGACTTCCTATATAATTCAAGTTCCGGGTCCACCATAAACTTTTTGCCTTTGACCTCAATCTCGTACGCCTGTTTAAGCCGCAAATCGTTGTCGTAAAGGATCCTGCATTCCTTCGGTTTCCAGAAAAAATGTTCCGCGCCGTCGTCGAACCATTCAAAATCCTGGCACCGGTACTTCCAGGTTTCACCGACCTTCCCATAGCAGAGGTCCATGCCGATGGCAATGATCTGTTTGCATCCCATCTGGTAAGCCAGGAGGGTCGCCGTATTGCCGACAGTCCCATGCACACACATTTCGCCCTGGCATGGGAAAACGGTCGGCAGAACAATGTCCATGAACTCGATCCCAGGGTGAACCATGTTGAAAAAAATGATCGGGCCTTTCCACGCCGCCAGCGTCCACGGATGTGTCGAAGTCGGGGCAACCAGCACAATGTCATGGGTGTCGACGTCCTTGAAGAGAACTTCCTGAACGTCGCTTGCATCCACATTGACAACGATGTGGGGTTTAATTTTTCGGGCAGTCAGGGGGCGGAGAGCGGCGTCGGTTGAGATAATGATGCAGTTCCTTTGGAAATTGATGAGCCGTTCGACCGTATGGTCGAGGCTTGGGCCGATTCCAACGACGACGGCGGGCAGGCCCTTTGCCGAGGACTTTAAGAAAGAAAGTCCAGGAGAATTGCGGGCTATTTCAAAATTAAGATAGGAGTTTCGAATCCAGGCGGGGAGCCATTTCTCAAGGATGGCGCGGTTAGCACCTTTCTCCCCAGGCTTGTGCGCCTGGACCTGCCCCGAGAATATATTGGCGCCGGCGGATTTCAATTCTTCCAACTGTTTTTCAATGAGAGTAGGCGTTTCGTTTTGCATTTGCTCTATTCTCTCCTTTCTGTGCGCTCCGCTTGCGGGCGCGGGTTTGAAACTTACGACGCCACTTTCGGGGATTCTTCGATGATCTCGAAGAGATTCCGGCCTTCGGGTTTCGTCAGATCCACGAGTGCCTTGAAGCCGATCTGGTGGAGCGTGTAATTCCCAGAGGACTTTTCGTTGAACGGGAGGGTGATGTCGGAATTTGACATCGCCTTGTAGAAGGTGATCTGAATGTGTTTCCCATTCGACTGCTTGTGAACGAAGTTCAACTCGAAGGTCTCCGGCGCGGTCTTCTCGCCACCAACCCGGACGGCATTGGCGGTCGCGTCGAGGAAGTCGTATTCCACAACCACGTACTGCTGGTCGGCAATGGTTCCCGCTGAAACACGGGACACCGCGCTGACCGTGGCCGAGAAGTCGGTTCCGGATTTGTAAGATGCCGATCCCCAGGTTCCCGAGGCTCCAACCGTTGCGCGGTCGAGTTTGCTCACTTTGAGCGAACCCGTGCACGCGGTTTTCGCCAGTGCAATGGCCCCCGTACCAGACATCTTGATAACCTCTTGGTTTCGGAGACGGAAACTCCCCGATGAAACAACTTCTGCAACTCCGAAGGCGCGGCGCAACTGGCTCACCTTGAAGTCGCACAGTTTCGCCGTCAGCGTGGCGGCTTCGGATGTCCGCTCACCCTTGACGTCGGCAATGCAGTTGCCTGGGCGCTGGTAAGCGTAGTTCGGGTCGTACTTGAACTCGACGCTGTCCTTCACATTTCCGACGAAGACGTCGTTGATGTAAAGGTCACCGGGTCCAAGAAGTAACCTTTTTGGTTCTGCGTATGGCATGATTCTTTCCTCCTCCTAGACCGGTGCTTGAGAGAACCGGCAGATTGCGATTCTGAAACGAATCCTTTTCACCTCAACTTGGAGCGGAACATCAAACTCGTCCCCGCCCTCCCAGTCGAACATGCAACTCTTTATACCGACGTCTGTCGGCGTAGGAAACTGATACCCCTCCAGCAAACGGCGAATCCGATCCCTGATGGACTCGGCCTTGTTGGAGTAGATGTTGAACTGGTAAAGCTCAACATCTGTCATGAAGTCGACGAACCCTGGGATGACGGACACGTTCGTGAATGTCACAGTTCCGGCATCGAGCGGTAGGACGTTCTCCTGAGCGTGACGGATCCGGCCCGACGCTCCAAGCAAATTTTGGAGGGTCGTGTCGCCCGTCAACCTCGTGTAAATTGCCTTCTCTACCGATTCCATTTTACGCTCCCGTGTCCCCCATCGCTTTGCGCGCCCGCGCCTGAAGTTCCTTCGCGTTGGCGAAAAGCGCAGGCTTCATGAAAGGGTATGGCCGATTCTTTGAGGTCCCGTCTTCAACATTACTCGCGTAGGGCATCCTCGCCTCAATATCACCGGAAATCATGTCGTTTGAAATCTTGACCTCTCCCGGCTGAATACTTTCCTCCAGCCCGCCGGTCCGCGTGACGAATCGTCCGCTTCGGTGAGCATCAGCCCCGTGCTTTGAGCGTGCGTTCTCGACGACCTTTGTCTGGACAATTTCCACCGCAGTCACCAGCCGGTCAACTAAATCCCTTTTGAACTTCGAGAGGTTTGTCACCAACTGCTCTCTCCCGAGCACTGATGCGCTCATCGCTTCACCCTCCGCATCATCACGACGTTGTGTGTCGGGTTCTCCTGGATGTCGAGCACGTCATACTCGTAGGTGTCACCGGCCGGCAAGAGCCTGTCGCCCGAAAGGACGTTCAACGTCTTCCTGGCGAAAGCCACATGGGATGTCTCTTCCAGGACTCCGGGGAGATCGCGCCGATAGTTGCCCATGTCCGGCTGAATCCACACCGTTCCGGAGGTCTTCGTCACGAAAGTCCCGGAAAACCGCCCACTTCCGTTGAGGCTTCCGCTCGCACGAGTCACCACCGCTGTAACTCCCCACTCCGAGATCAGCCCGGAGATGTCCAGCTTGGCTTGGTCGAGTTGTGCCCAAGGCATCAAATGTCCTCGTTGATGTAGGTGTTGAAATCTTCCCCGAAAGCAGAGAAGTCGGTCTGAAGCGTCTCAATCACTTCCTCCGGTTTGGACGTTATCCGCTTGAGTATGGACTCCCGGAGCTTCATCAGCTGGTCGAGTTTTTGGCTTGCGGTGATCCTGACCGTGCCGTTTCCACCGCCCACTTGGTAATCCACCTGCGGGTTCTCCACCAGGGCGGAGATTTTCAGGTCAATCCTGGTGAGAAGGGCGGAATAGTGGGCGGTGGTGTCGGACATGGTTATCGCTCCCTGATGACGTCAACGTTAACCGCGGCCGACGCACCGGGGGCCATGGCTTTGAGAGCGCCTTTGTAGGGTGCGCCCGGCCCGTCGAAGCAATACCAGCATGGATTGGTGTTGGCGACAGTCCCAGGAAGGCGGAATGTCCCGGTCGTGGCGCTGGTCGAGAAGGTCGTGTCCTCGTCGCCGATCAGGAGATAATCCGTGGTGGCGTTGAGGAGGCACGTTTTCTTGGCTTGGGGATCCGCCGTCAGCAGAGATGTCGCCGTGCTTATGGAAACCGCCACGCGCTTGCTCGTGGAGATGGTGACGGCTCCTGACTCAGCCCGCAACCGGCCCGCAAAGGCCAGAAGTAGGAGAGGTATTAACGCATAGAACTTGCGCATGGCTTTTCTCCTTTACCAACCAGTGGGAGCCAATGCTCCGTTGTAGATCAACCCAAAGGACGCGCATTTGGTGATGCCCGTCGATACGATCATCGCCAGGTTCGTCTCATCCCAATACATCTGGCCAACTACCGTGGGGGTGGAGGCCTTCAACTCCGTCGCAGTGGCGGAATACGGGTCGCTTAGAATAAGTCCGCCGCTCAATGTTAACGTGCCCGATATGGTCGCGTTTGTGGCTATAGTCACATCCGCGCCGGTCGAAGTCATGTTTCCATTGACGTTCAGCGTTCCGTTGGCGGTTAGTGTAAGACCGTCATCTAACGTAATCGCCGTAGGTGTGAACGAGGAAATGGCCGTCGTAAGCCCCAGGTAAAGGGTCTCGTGAATGGCCGCATCGTCTACAAGAGAATCTTCTGACGAAACAACTCCGCTGGCCGAGACATCCCCCGTCACGCCAATGTGAGTGGAGATGGTGATCGATGCTGTATTCGATCCCACTGTCCCATCCAATTTCGTCGGGCCGTTGACCGTCAGTGTTAACCCATCGTCCAAAGTAAGGGCGGTCGGGGTGAAGGTGCTGATGGCCGTGGTTTGACCCATCAAAATTCGGTGAGTGAATGATCCAGACGACGCGACGGTCGCATAATTGCTTCCCGTCACGGTTCCACTGACCGAGAGGTCTCCAACCACAGAATTGGTGGATCCCACCGTCAGGCGGGTCGTCCCGTTCGAATCGAGGACGTCGTTCCCGCCGAGTTTGAGGTCGGTGCATTTCAGATCACCTGGCATTTTTGTTGCCAAAGCGTCGGTATACGCAAAAAGAGCAGAAGGAGAAAACCCGCCCATGAGCATATACCCGACGAGGAACATAGACAAAAATTTCTTTAACATTTGTTTCCTCCTTTAATCTTTCCCTCCCCCCGAGTGCTCAAGGGGGAGGGTTCCTGCACTCGGAAGTTTTAGGCTCCCGCGAACTCGATCACCCGACGGATGTCGTCGTATCCGCACCCACCGTAGATGCTGCCTTTGTACTCCGCGACGACGTCCTTTTTGAACCCATCTTCCGTCAATCCGCCTATCCGCTGGTAAGTCTCCAGAGGCCACACTTCTTCCCACCGCGCCGAGTTCTTGAAGTCACCCAAGAGCCAAGCGGTCGTGGAGGTAAAGTACGGGTTGAGGATCGGCTGGAATTTTCCACGTGCCGTGTTGACGTCCGATTGGGCCGCCGTTCCGATGGGGCCTTTCTCGTTGTTCAACAACTTGTCCACGGTGAATTCCAAGTCCGCAGGGTGCATGAGGACGGGCTTGCCAGGGAGAGTATTGATCTTCCTCCCGCGCTCGTCCGTCTTTTTTCGGTAGTACGTCAGCATGGTTTCGAACGCCGCCGTGCCGAGCGCGGTGGCCGCGCCGGAGTAGGAGTTCGAGTTGCCCCCGCTGAACATGTCGCCGAGGTCGTAGGCCGTCGCATCGAGGTCGATGAGGGTGCACATGATGACCTCGTCCTGCCAGCGGGCCAGTTCCGCGCCCACCATCGAGGCCTCGCCCATGATCTGGCCGGTCCGGTCAAAGAAGATCGCCTCTTTCGTCAAGGCAACCACCAGACCGTTCTTTTTATTCTTAATACGAATTTCCTTCTCCTCGGGCGGGGTGATCGCGGGGTAGTCTTCCTTCTCGCGGACCTCGCTCGAACGACTCAGCTTGCCAATCCCCTGCCAGCCGACAATCTGGCTGATCTTCTGTTTCGAGGGAACCACGCGAACAAGGCTAAGACCTTGTTTCGGGAACTGATCGTAACCGGCGATCATGACGCTGGAGATAATCTCCCCCGCGATCGTCGGGAACGCGGTGGAAGAGGCGGACTCTTCCATCCCACGGGCAACCACCAGGCCTTCCCAGAGTTCCTTGAGGGAAACATCCGAGATGCTGATTTTCTTTTCCTTGATGAGACCCATCACCTTATCGCTGAACGCACGGTTCGCAACTTTCGGATCCGTGTGGTCGCGGGCGAAGGACTCAAAAAGGTCTCTGACTGCGATTCCTTTCATGGTCGTTCCTCCTTAGCTCGGGTCGCCGAGATCGCACAGATTGCCTGCCGCCTGAATCGGGCGGAACATGCAGAGTACGGTCGTGGCGGCCAGTTCGGACCGAACAGCAATTGCGATTCCGTCGGTCGTTGATTTTTTCAGCGTCTTGGCCGCGTTGTACTGCAGGATATCACCATAGGTGATTGCCGTTTCCGCGTCCAAGGTGTATTCATACACCGTTTGAAGGTTGGCCTTCGCCATGGAAATTGATCCCGAGGGATCCGTCGCCAGGTGCGCTTCCTCCGCCACACCGATGAAGGTGAGGTTGTCGGTCGTGGTGGCCATCAACACCGCTCTCCCCGAGGAGAGCTTGAGAAGGTCACCGATCTCTACCACCGTACCCGACGCGATAGGCACACGAACAACGTCCTTCGGGCCGGAACGGTAGTTGAATTTATTTGACATGTTTTGTTCCTCCTTGTTTCAAGTTACCGCTTGAATGCAGAAACAAACGCGGCTTCATCGGGGGCGTCTTGTTTCTTGCCCTCTTCGATGGGACGCGCACTTCCTGCCTTCACGGCGGGTTCACCGTTTCCGGCGGATTTATTTTCCTCGGACTTCACCGAGAATTTCGTAGCCAAAGACTCTTGGAGGAGGATGATTTTCTTCGCCTCTTCCAGAGTGACCTCAGCCTTCATGATGGCGGGACGGATGGAGTCCTTGAACTCCACCGGCATACCGCTTTCGGCCAGCGCCACGAGTTTGCTGGCCTCCAGGGATTTGACACCCGCCTCCTCCAATTGCTTGGAGATCGCGGAGGTCGCCTCCTTCTGGATGGACTCAACGAGGTCTTTGCGCCCCTCCTTGAGTTCTTCAATCGTCAACTTTGTCAGGTCCATGGTTTCTTCACCTCCTCCTTCTTGTGTAGATTCAAACAGACTCTTGTTGAGGGAAGCCCGAGTGACGAGGTCAACGCTGTAGTCAACCCCCTCCTCGAATCCCTCGACTAAGGTCACTCCTTTTTCCTGGCGGTAGAATCCCCGGTCACGGAGCGAAAGCCCCGTATGCTTCGGTGGATTCTTCGCTATGGAAATCACGATATTCTTGACGGATTCCATCAAATGCAGGTTCCCCCGGAGCCTCGGGGTCGGCCCTTCCTCGACATGGAGATTGCGGAAGACCCCCGCAAGGTCCCGGATAGACCGATTGCCACGCCGCTCCTTGAGTTCGTCCGTTCGCGGGTGGTCGAGGTACATCTTCGCTCCCTCATACCGGGTCAGCCCCTCCTGGACGGCCTTCGCGCTGTACTTCGTTTTGTTTTCCGAAATCACGTTGCCCGTCATCAGGACGACGTCGTGGATCACGCCCGCCGCCTCATCGATCTTCGCGCCGCCGAGCGACTCACTCAAATCCATGCTCTCACCCAGATCCATCAATTTTTCTTTCATAGACGCCTCCTCTTATCACAGGGCACCGAATTTTTCTTTCAATTGCAAATCGGAACTTTCTGATAACCCGTTTGGCCACCACTCGTCAAAAGCCACCACTCGTTTAACATATGAGATGTCCGTCTTTTCGATGATCTTGTGCCAACACTTCCAGTCGCCCACCTTGATCCATTTCAGTTCTATCACCCAGGGTGTTTTTTCCTCTTTGAGGAGATCAACTTTATGAACGAGAGCGTTATGGTCAATCCAGTTATGCTCCGCCAGTTCCTTCTTATCGACGGACCGCGCCACCATGAACTTCACATGTTCACCTACAGGAAACTTTTTCGCCCCGCAGTTGATGCGAATCTGCTGACCATAAAGGGCTTCAATTTCCGGATGGGCGCCAATTTCCTCCGCAAATATCTCCAAACGGTCGGCAGGATAATAGGCATCGTCCGTCAAGTAGCTCACCCAAGAATCTTCCTTGAGCACGCCCCAAATCTGATTTGTCATCCAGGAATATGGGACAACACCCTTCGGCGTATCGAAGTGCCGAATGGTGTGAGTTCCTCGGAAAATATGGTCATTCCAGTCTTTCTGTATCCGTTCCCAGTTTTCCGGAGACGACATGTCGAGCACCCAGAGTCGAAAGTTTTGGTACGTCTGCGCCAAAGCGGAAGCAACGGCTCGTTTCAAGAGTCGCGGCCGGTTGCATGAAGGAAGAATGATTTCAAAGAACGGCGACGGCATTTTTGACCCCCTCCTCGAAATTTACGTATTCATCCTTGATGACGACCGTCGCGTAACACATGCAATGGGGGTGGAAGGGCACTGTGTCCGCGAAGGTCTCCGGATCCATGACCTTGCCCGCGTTCGCCTCGCAGTCACACTCTGATCCACCGTCGTGTGCGGAAGATAATGTGACCATCAAACCGTCAACCCACCCCCGAGTCTTCGCCCACTCCGCCTGGGCGGCGACGTAGGCGCGGTTCATCTCCGTCCTCGCCATCCGCATGGCGTTCGCCATCGGCTTGGTGTAGACCCCAGGGCCGGATACGGGTTCGTCCGAAAGGTAGCCTTTGACGTTCTTTGCAAGGTCCCTGCTAGAAGTTCCGATTGAAATATCGCGTTCCAAAATCCGTTGAAGGTCCAACTCCGAACGCTTCGTCAAATCCCAGATTCTGGAAAAGAGCTGAAGTCCCGCGTTGTTCTTCTTGACGATGTTCCGATACGCATTGTCGGTGGCGGACTGGTATGCCTGTGAACTTTTCGCCATCTGTGGGGTTCCGTTGTTCGCCAGAGTCTTCGCCATGCTGAAGGTCAACCGCTCTTCCATCAAATTCATTTCCTTCCAAGTCTCTTGGTCAAGACATTCTTGATTGTCTTTGAAGACCGGCAGGAGTGCGGCTTCAACGTTTCGAAAACCCATCTCCACGGAACCCCAGACAGCATCCGTCACCCACTTCATCATGGCACGCCTGAGAATCCCCATCTCAACTGTCACCATTCGCTTGACATCGCGCAAAGAGGCGGGTGTCGGTTTGGCCCCCTGCGCTTGGTCAGTGATTCGCTTGCCCGCCGCCTGCATCAGGCTCTGGAGTTCTGCGATCATCGCGCCCTGCAAAGCGAAGAACTTCAGGCGTTCAACCCTCAACTTCCTAGCCGTTATATTTTGGGCGTTGATCTGTTTGGACGCCTTGGAGACCTTCTCCGCCAGGGACCATGCCGAGTCGATCTGCCCGGCATTGAGAAGCTCGTCGATCGTTACCCATGTGCGCGTACGCGCCAACGCGGGATAGCGGGAGTAGATTTTCTTCGCTTCGATTGATGAGAGGATCTTCGCCATCTAGGGGTGCAACTCATCATTGAAGTTTTGAACAATCTTCAGAAGTTCTTCGGCCTTGGCAAGTGTCAAATTCCGGATGATTTCGGATATCTGGTTTTGTATTTGCCATGCTCGATCAGTGACTTTTTGCGCATCAACTGCTGAAACAGATCCTATTGGCATATTGTGTTTTCTCCCTATTGGGTCAGAGCGACCGGCGGTTTTCCGCCCGGCACGCCCGGAATGATCCCTTTCTTTTTCTTGAGCAGTTTCATCACGCTTCCCGCGTCTCCACTCTTGAGTATCGCGTCGGACTCTTCCGGCGATAGACCTGCCATCAAGTCATTGACTTCCGCGTCCATCTGGGGGTCCCCGAATGAATCCGTTTTTTGCTTGAATGGATTATGCTCCGCACCCTCTTCGACGAGTTGTTGACGCCGGACTTCTTCGTCGTAGTCATGCCCGAGCATCTGCGACGCCGTCGGCTCGCTCACGAGTTTGGCGTTGACCTGGGCGATGATGGCGTCCGTCGTCGCTTTCATGTCCCGATGCACGATCTCCGGCCATTGCACGTCACATTTGAAAAATGCTTCCGCTTCCGAAATCATGGATCCAGTTCCGGATTCCTTGTCGCCACCCTTTGGGTTCGGTTCCGAAACATTGGCCGGTACCTTTGAAGGTTCATCGGCAGGTTTAGGGGGCACGTTCGGGTCGACTGCTTCCGTTATTTGCTTTGATCCTGGATCCTGAAAAATATCTTCCTCGGTCGGCGCCGTCAGCTTGCCTGCATCAACGGCCGCCTGCACAACACGCCGAAACATTTCTTTGAGATGTTGCTCAAAGAAGGTTTGCCAGAAACGGATCCCTTTCACAAAAGGAGACTCCGCAATCAGCGTGGATGCGTAGTTGGAGTTGCTCGCATCACCGAAAACATACTCCGGCATGTTTGTCGCCGCGGCCATTCCGAGTTTAATATTGCGGCCATCCTCGGAGGCGTCTCCTGCGTTAATGTTGGCTGATTCAAAACGGTAGTCCACGCCACTGTTGGCGTTAAGAATGGTTCCAGGGGGAGGAAGTTGCTTTTTGACTTGTCCGGTTCTGGCTGTGGAAGATTCGGAGATTTTGTTGGCGATGGCTTTCACGTCGTCGGATGTTCCGCCCTCCACCTTTCGGATCAGCACGATTGCCGTGCGGACCTTGTTGAGGATGATCCGGTATTTGAGCCAGTCCTTGTAGTAACTGAAAAGGTCTAGCGAAGCCTGGAGGTAGGACTCACCACGCTTTTGTTCCGAATCAGAAAGAATCTTGATGTGCTGAATTTCTTTTGCGTCGACGGATTCTATTTCCGAGCTCGTGTAGTTCTTTCTCAAAAAGAAAGCGATCTCCTTTTCTGGGTCGTTCGGATCAATTCTGATCCCCTGAGAAGCGTCATTGCCCGTCCCATCCTGTCCGATGGTTGGCTGCGATAGCAGTTCAACATCACGAAAACGGACGGTTGTTTTCCATGACGGTTGACCTGCTTCGTCCCTGCTGTAATACTGCAAAAGTATTTCACCGTCGCGGAACGTCCGAAGTACAAGTTCCGGAAATCGAAGTGCCATATGGTTTCTGGGGGAATCCCAAAATTCCCGCCAGAGTTTTTGTATGCGGTGATCCTTCGATTGTGGGTTAACCTTCACACCTTCGCCGACGATGTAATAAACCGCCGTCATGAGAGCGGCCTTTGCGTTTGGATCAAAACGTGCGGCGTTTCGGCACTGCTTTAGCATGGACTGCTGATCTGACGGTGTGTGGCAATATTGAGAGGTCCCGCCGGTTCTATCCCATCCGCCGCCCATCGATTTCTCAGTCACCAGATTCGAGGCTTCCTCAATCGTTGAGGACATCACCTCTTCCATTTCGAGGCGGTTACGAACCTGCGCCAGTCGCACACGGCTTTCCTCAATGTGCGCCCCATACCAGTTTTTCAGGAGTTCAAACATTGGAAAAAACCTCTTCTTCGTTAAACACTGTTTCGCCCATCCCGTCGTCAAGCCCTTCATGTTCCGACTGTGCCTCTTTCGCGCCGGCCAGTACGAGCGCCAACTCGTCCATCCTCGAAAGCGCCTGGCTGGCCGCGTCCACCCGATCCTTGAGTTTTTGCTCGGGAAAGGCCGCCGTCTCGTTGAGCCATTCGTTAACCCACGGCGCGATCTCGGGGGAGGGAATGTAGCAGTCGCCGGCTTCGATCGTCGGTGTTACCGCCACGGCGCGCACGATCTTGTCACCGAGAGGCGTGACGGGTATCATCCCCGGGATAGTGCTCTTCAGGTCCGCAACTATAGCGGGGCCGTTTGCCTTGTCCTCGACCAGTACGGCCCTCGTGCTCGGCCACTTGGCCAGGAGGGCGAGCATGGCGCGCTTGGAGTTGGGGTAGTTGAGTTGCGCGTGAACCTCGTCGAGCAAATATTTCTTTGCCCCGATCATCGCCCAAACTTGACCACTCACGAAAGAGGAACCGGTCGTGTCCGTAAAAGTCATGTCCCATGATTGAAGGACAAAATCAAATTCTTTTGGGAGCGCGTTGTAGAAGTTCCAGTAATGCCGTTTCCAAATATTCCCCACCTCGGATGTGGGCGCCTGTTGATACTGGGCGTCGTGAGTGCGCTCGCCCATCCCTTTTCGCAACTTCGCATATTCCGCCGGTCCCTCTCTCAAAGGCTGAAGATATTCCCCCACCTTGACGATGTGCTTCTTTTTGGAAATCGGGAACGAGTAGGTCTTGCGCGCTTGAGCGAGAGCCTGAACGCAAACATGTTCCCATCCTCCCTCTTTCAGGACGAGCGACGTTGTGTCTTCCGCATGTAGTCGCTGTTGCACCAACACCATGACGTCTGTTTTTTTGTTGTTGAGTCGGGAGAGCAGGGTGTTGGTATAAAATTCGTTTGTGCTTTTTCGCTCCGCCTCGGATTCCGCCATCTTCGGATTCTGCGGGTCGTCCATGACAATGTAGTCCGCGCCCTTGCCCGTGGTCGTACCACCAGTTGATGTGCTCTGCATCTTTCCGGTTTGCTTATTCTCAAACTCCGTCTTCATGTCCTGATCCAAGGCCAGATTCACAAACTTCCCCCACTGGCCCTGATACCAGTCGTCTTTGATCACCCGGCGCCGGCGGGTTGAGAACTCCGTGGCCAGGCTCTGCGAGTAGGAGGTGAACATCCACCTGCTCCACGGGGCGCGCGTCCAGGCCCATGCGGGCCACAACACTGACGTCAGGATGGACTTGAGCGTTCGTGGAGGAACGTTAATGACGAGACGTTTGATCTTCCGTAGGAATGCGGCCTCCAGATATTCGAGGATGAGATCGTGATGCCAGTTGAGTTCGAGAGGTGTGGCGGGCTCGATGATACGCCAACCACGCTCAATGAAATCACGGAGGCTGATCTCGTTCGGGATCATGCCCTGGCCTACGCGCCGCACAACTTCGGCAAGCGCCGCGGAGTTAGACCTTGGCCGCGTCAATGACGGAGGCATCCGTCTCCTCCTGTTCGAATATTTTGGAAAGTTCCATAATTTCTTTTGCGAGATTCGGAGGCAACTTGAGCGCTGTCCTGCAATGCGGGCACATTTTTGGGACATAAGCGTTGAAGATGCTCAGGAGTTGACGTTCAAATTTCTCAAGCGTTTCCGGGGAAATGGTGTGCTGAATTTCCTGAGGTGCCTTGCCATACCCTTGCTCGCCAAGCCATGCAATCGCTTTCAGTTTGTTTCCGAAACCGGTGGGAATGTGGATAATTTTTCCGTCCATGTTTATTGTGATGTCAACATTTTTACCGTTGGCGGCGGCGCAAAGCATTTCACGAAATTTGTTTTCTTCAAAAAGTCGTCGACATTCGGCACGATGAATTTCAGAGGGACGGCCTGCGCCCTCTCTCGCTCCTCCGGGAGCAAGCTTGTGCCCTTTTTTGAATCGAGTATCTTTTCGTCCCATTGATACATTCATTGAAAGTCACCTCACCTCAACCGTGACCACGATCATCTTCCCGCGCAATTCCTCCCGGTCGGCACAGCCGAGGATTCTTTGATTCAAAAGAGTGCAAAGCCTCCCGACTCCATCGCACATCTGGGCACGCGAAGCATTGTCCCCAAATTCTTTCCCCACCGTGTATTTCGTTTTCTTTTTCATGCGTTTTTCCCCAAAATTTCAATTGTCACTGTACTACGCGCATAATAGAACTGCTGTTAAATCTGCCGGTTTCCCGGCATCGGCTCATAGCCCGGATGGTCTTTATGCGAGTCGCTCAAAATCTGGCAATCAATAATGGGTCAATGATTTCTCGTTCTTGATATTCATTCTTCCCGGCGCAACCCGTGGCAAATACGATGACAACACCAAAAAGAAAGGCCGCCATGATAATAACGGCGACCTGCTTAAAAAAAGAAGGCCCGGCATGTGAATTTCCGCCGGACCTGTCGGGAGTCGGTGAGAATCCCTTAAATATATTTTTTACGTTTTTGCCGTGAAACAAAAAAGGTGAAAGCTCCGACATCTACTCCTCCTGTCGGGACTCTCACCTGACTTCAGTGTACTGCAATAAGTTAAGAAAGGCTCCTGGTATTTCCTGTAATTTGCTGTACTTTCCTGTACTTTGTTTCCCTCCGTCGAGCATTCCACACCTGGGACGGAGTAATTCCAAGTTCACTGGCGATATTTTTTGGGTAATCGCCGCCGTTCAGTCTCCGAACGATCTCTTTGTCTCGCAATTCCGTATATTTTCTCCGCATATCATCCCTCACTCATGTAATTTTTCAATATCAGCGAAACAGAACGAGGCGACACATATCCGACCAATCTCTGGATCTCCCGAATTCCGAAACCTGCGGTTCTTAAAACGATAACCGCTTTTTTTCTGCGCGTCCTTCCCCACTCGCTTGGGTCTTTTATTTTTCCGAAACCATTACATACAGGACAATGCATAATGTCGCCTCATTCTGATACCGGAAACTCATCAAAAGTTCGCCCGCCAATCTCGCGCCCCGCGGCTTTCCTACCAACCCGATAACGGCTCCCCCGTTTTCTGTTTTCCGGCCAGTCGTATGTTTTTGTGTCATGATCTTCGCACCAACGGCTCCACGCTGCATCGTCACCCCACTCTCCCCACGATTTGAAAAAAAACGGGACCTTGGTGATTTGGCATTGATCGAGCAGTAACCATACCCAAAGAGGATCCATCGGCCTGGCGCCCGGGCCGGTCTCGCCGCCGCAAATGACCCAATCGAGTTTTGGTTTCTCTTTTCCTTCGAGGTAGGTTTCCAAATTGACGGGTTCCAACATGGGTTCAACGCTGACAAAGCGCACCGCCGCCGGCGTTTGGAGGAGGAGTGGAATCCGCTCATTCGCCGCGGCCTGGTTCTCAGCCGTCACGCCCAGCCAGATATTGTCCGCATAAGGTTCGACACCGACATCGTGGTAGGATTTCCACCAGCGACCCACAAAATCTCTCATGCGCTCCGGTCTTTTTGTTAGGATCATGAACTGATGGCCACAGTTACCGTCACCATAATTCGCTTGAGCGCCGCATTGATCCATGACGCGAAACACTTTTTCAAGATATTCGTCCGGCACAGATGGGTGGAACAAATCGCCCATGCTGTTCACGAAAACCCGACAGGATTTCTTCCAGAGGAAAGGCTGTTCCAACCTGCCGTGGTGAAGCTGGGCTTTTCCATTCCACTTTCCTCCCGAGATGACATCATGAAACGGTCCTCCCGCTTCTAGCCCATAGGAGAAACGCGCAGCCATACGTTCGGCATAACAATGCTCACACCCCGCACTCACCTTTGTGCATCCGGTGGCAGGGTTCCAAACTCTATCAGCCCACTCGATTTTTGTTTTTGACATAAATATCACCCCATAAATTCCAACGCCGTAATATTTTTT